AACGCCTCTAAGCTAGAATCCATGCTGACAACAACCATATTTGCTAACACAAGATGTTATGTTAAAATAACATATAAACTACATGTAAATATAAAAGATGTTTTTTGTTAGATCACTGTCTAATGTCAAGTTTGTCGGCTGAGTCCGAGATATCATCACTCGATGATACCTGTTGGCTCAACAAACACGTTAGAAGAATCCTCCAGGCCGCTTGCCCGGAGGTTGAGAACAGAGATCCGAATAATAGATCTTCCTTCTCACGGAGTATAATTCTTTCACTATTATATGTAATAGTATGTAAATTATATCAATCTTTTCCTAAAGATAAAGAATATACGAAGCTCGTAAAGAGCTTTTCCTTTATTCACAAGCGTTTGACCCTTCTTGAATCAAACACGAAAATAATGGAATACGTATCTTACTTTACCAGTAGGGACGTCTGGCTGGTAGTTAAATCCACAAAGGATCCACCTATCAGACCCGGTTTTATAGAAGAAACCGACGTTCTTTACTCCGGATTTTTGCGTCGTTTTGTAGGGATCGCGCGTATGCGCAAGGACAAACCTTTCCTTATTTCTCTACTACAATGCAAGCGGTTATGGCCGAAAATACCGACCGACAAGATTACCACAACTTTATTGGGAAACCAGTTAAGTTTGGGAAAGACAGATCATCCTGATCTGCTGCCGGAAACAAAATTTTGGTTATATAAAATCGCAAAGGATATGTTCGAAGAATCGTATAAAAATTCCGAAGGGATTAGAGCTACAAGCTTTACCCCTAGTATGGCTGCTTGCTTGCAAGCGCCTGTCCACGAAGGTGGATGTGGAAGTTTATTCGAAAAATTCAGAATACCTGATAATCAAGAGAGACGCGAAAAATATGGATTTTCGCGACTGACTGGGAAAACGTACCCAATCCACCCACATATGTTGGCTGCAGAATTTGATCAACATCGAAAGGAACAGTATAGTTTCGCTTTTGATGCTCAAAAGAAATATTTTGAGTCTAAAGGGTTGAATCAAACCAAGATATGTGTGATCTACGAACCTGGGAAAGGTCGTATTATTGGTGTTGAAGACGGATACTATTCGAGCTATATACAACCCTTACAAGGATTGATGCTCGAATTGTGGAAGAAAAGTAAACACAATACTATGATCAAAGACCTAGACGATAAGATCATCTCTAGATGTAATAGTACTTCATTGCCATATTGCTTGAGCGCCGATTACAAGGCCGCTACAGACACAATGAATCCACAAGCTTGTGCTTATGGTTTAGATGCTTTTCTAAGTATTATTAATTTAGAGGGAAGTGGATTATCCCGACAGGAATTAATCCGCGAATTCACTGAATGTTTCGTCCGGTATCCAGAACGACAATTAGAATATGACCCCGACACACTCCGTGCGAAGGGTTATTATTTTAATGTGCCTGATACTGTACAGCAGGCCGGTCAGAGGATGGGAAACCGAAAAAGTTTTCCAGTTCTTTGCCTGGTCAACGCTGCCGCTTTCTATGCAGCAGTGGACGAATACATGGGAATCGCCGATCTTCCCAACCGTACTAGCGCGAGAGTTCGCGCTGCTATTATCCATACTTTATTTGTCAATGGTGATGATCTTTCCGCCATTGTTCCTGAGGAATTCTATCCAATATGGAGGAAGTATGTAGATAATATCGGTTGGAAACTTTCCCCCGGGAAATCTTATCACTCACAAGATTTTCTCCAAATCAATTCAAGGAACTACGTCCGGAATCACGATCGAATCTTTAAACGAATCGGTTATCTAAACATGAAATTAGTAACCGGTTTCAGTCTCAAGAAGAATGGAGAGGCAGATGCCGATCCAGAACAACTGGGAAGAGATTTGACCGAAATGTGCACATTGTGCCCTTTCGCTCGTCCGGCCATCGCTAAGTGCATGGCCCGGTTCGCAAGGAGTAGACCCCAAAGCTGGGTGCGAAACTTGAATTGGTTTTTACCTGTCCATTTAGGAGGTATGGGAATTGGTGC